CAAACGGCAGGGTGATACGAGCACTTTCCACCGCCAGCGTGCGCACTTCCTGGACGAGCAGCTTGTCCATGGGGCGCTGGACCTCCTTGGGGAAGAGAGCGATCTTCTTTTTGATCGGGTCAAGACCCGTGACTTTGCCAGTGACGCGCATGTTATGGATCAACGGGACCAAGTTCTAGGGTGACGATAGCGTGAGGCGAACGATTCATCACGGCTTTGATGCGGTAGTCTTTGTTTTCCCAGCGCACGATCTGGCCGCTGTGCGGAATGTCTGGAATGGAAGTTCGCAGCACCTTGGCATTGAAGCGCACATCATCGACTTCACCGCCTAGCACGAGTTCACCCGTGAGCATGGGTTCGGAGATCAGCGCCAGTATGGGCTGCCCCTGATAAAAAATGACTTTGCCAAAGTCTTGAAGGATTTCAGAAAAGTCAGCAGCGATTTCGTCGTGGATGGACATCACCCCACCTTCATGTCAAAGTTTATGAGTTATGATTAAGCGACCTAGCCACGAAATTCCGCGTCCCCAGCCTTCTGATGAATTCTTAAATGCCCGCAATGTCGCTGGTGTAACACTTCAGCAGCAGTTTTCCAAGCACGCAGGTAAGCTTCCAGAGTCTCGCGATTTTCGTTGGATAAAATCCGATTTAACGTGGCCATCCTTCGACCATCTAACCTTCGCGTACGGCAACCAAATATTCTCTGTTCTTGTCGAGGTCATTGATAACGAAAAATCTCTGCTCTCGGAACAGGAGTGTAAGCGATGCTTCGATGCTTGCGCGAAGAACAATCTCATCCCGTGTATTTTCCGAGTCTCATTGAGAGACATGAAACCATTACAGCAAGGTTGGAACCTACTGGCTCTTGAAACAAATCTTCCGATTGCTCCGCAGGAGCTTGTGACCGACCAGCGGATCGAGATGTCCGAATGGGAGCTGCGGAATATGGCCATTCAAATCGTTCGTGACAGTGTTGCTCAGAATGGCGGCAATGTTCTATCCTTCACTGATGTGTTAGGAATTGATCCACAGGTTTGGTTTGACGACAAAGCTGGATCACGGGCGTGGATCATCGTCAGACATTACCCGATATTGTCTGGCGTGGAGAAGGATGAGTTTGTTGGTATCGAACGTCAACACCGACAACTTGCCGCATTTCAAGGCTACTTTGCCGCTGTATCAATGGCATCGTCAGAGCCTGTGTTGTATGATCGTAATGGCGGCATCATTCCACTTTCACGGAGATTTGACGGTTCAGCGCCCCTATATCGCGGTGATAGTTTTCACATTAAGTTTGATCCTATGTTGAGCATTCATGTTCCATAGCCTCATCAAAACAAAACAGCCCTTCCCGCAATAAGCGAAGAAGGGCTGCACACGAAGCAAATGCTCTGGTTAAAACACGAGAGCCATGGTAAGAGACTTGGCCATGTTATTGCCGCCAGCAGCTTCCACTGCGACCTTGGCCCGAATGTATTGCCGCACATCGGAGGGCAGGCGCACCTTGCGGGTAACTGTTGAGGCCCCTGCCCCGCCAACTCCGGTGACTTCCAGTGAAGCCAAGGCGGCAATGGCAGCAAAGGTGATGCCGTCTGCCGAGTCTTCCAGCGTCACCGTTGCCTTCTTGGTGTCAGCCAGTGAAGGCAGCGATGGAAGCGTGAGTTCCACCTCAAAGTGGCACTCGTGCGGAGGTTTCTGGATTAGGTTAAACGGTTCAGTGGTTGCCGTGGCAGCAGCGGCAGGCAGAGCTACCGTGCGGATTAGTTCAGCGTCTTTGAGTGCGTGCATAAGGATGAATGATGAGGGTTGCTTTGATCAGGCCTCGTCGTTGGCGATGGAGGCTGTGCGGATGATCGGGATGCCTTCCCATTCGGTGGGCAGTGGCGCGGGCGTGCCATTGGCAGTGGTGGCCGTGCGGCTGTTGCGCAACTGTTCGCGGGAGCGACCGTTCATGAGGATGTGAGTCGGCTCGAAACCGAAGTCCGTGAACTTCTCGTAGGCGGAGTAGAGCAGCGAGTCGTTGAGGCTCTTCTTGCCGATGCCGGATTCCTCCACGTTCTTGATCCGCACTGCGCAGTTGCGATTGGCCAAGCGCATCCCGACACGGCCTGTCATCCAGTTGGTGTAGGCTTTGTAGGGGTTGCCCTCGGCATCATAGACTGTTTCCAGTTCCCAGGTGTCGTGGAGGCGAATGGACTGTGCGTTACCGAACAGGAACTCGACACACTCACGGCCCAGACGCAGGAACCAGACTGAGGATTTTGAAGCTGCACCGCCCGCATCCACCAGATGCGCAGCATCGGCTTTGATTTGAGCGAGAAGACCGGGGAAGCCCTTGCTGTCGTTGCCCGTGCCATAATAAAACTGCGAACCGATGTATTGCATCGCGGCTTCGATCACACCCGAGGCATGATTTTCGAGCAGACGACCTGGATCGCGAGCACCATCGACGATCTGCGCATCCACAGCGATCTGGTGATCTAAGATGTGGGTTTGGAAGGTGCGCGTTTCGTAGCTGGACTTGCTGCGCGGCACGCCCTCGTTGGCGTTGCGGAAACGCACAGAAGGCAGGCCGGTGCGGACGGTCAGTTCCATCGTGGTGCCGGTCATGGTATCGGCGGGCACGACCGTAAGTTCAGGAGCCATTTTAACGGCTTCCTCAATGAGCGGGTAGCCAATACCGGCGTCCAGCTTGGCGATGTCGAGAAGGGTTGGGACAGACATAATGATCTAGGAGTTGAGATGATTTTGGTTTGGGTGGATCAGGCTTTCGTGAACTGGCGATTCCAGACCTCGGCAGCAGTCGTGGGAGCTTTGTCCCCTGCTGTTGTGATCTTGGCAGGCACCTGCGTGCCCATTTCAGCAGCGATTTGTGCGGCTTTGGCGGAGGCACGCTTATCGAGATCCTGCTCACGAGCGTTAAGGTCACGCACCTGCGTTTCGAGTTCGCCTGCACGCTTACTTTGACGTTCCACATCACCTTGAACGGCCATGAGCTGACCTTTGAGTGTGTCACGTTCCGTGCAGACCTGCTGCAAGGCTGTTTGATGGGCCTGCTCCTTGGTGGCGAGGCTTGTTTTGAATGTTTCGACTTGAGTGGAAGCATCGGTCATCAAGCTCTCACGAGCTTTGGCATCGGCTTCCAAGGTTTGAATGCGAGCTAGCGCATCGGTGAGTTGTTCTTCAGCGGTTTTCATCGGAGTGGATGTCCGGCATGGCGTGTCAACTTGGGCTGATGTGATGGAGCGCAGACGTGCGATCGCCTCATCACGACTCTTGACCATGCCGGCAAGATTGAGGCGTTGAGCGTTGCGGGCGCTAAAAGTCTGGCCTTCCATCGCAGCGTCAGGGATCTTACGGCCACGCGCGAGCACGGCGGTTTTGAAGTCGATGGCGATTTCTTCGATGTCAGATTGAATTAACGCACGCTGCTCTTCGCTAAGTGGCACGCCTGGTGTTGCCATGCCCTTGAACTTTCCAGCAGCAAACACTTCCACCTTCAAACCTTCGCTGCGGAACTTCTCGGTGCTATCGATGAACGGCAGCATCACACCGATGGAACCCACACGGGCGCTCGGCGTGGCGTAGATGGCATCGCACTGAGAGGCGATCCAGTAGGCCGCGCTGCACATCTGTCCGGCGCTGAACGCATAGGTGGACTTTAGCTTTGAGGCATCGGCAACGGCCTGCGCCAATTCGGGCGTGCCATTCACCGTTCCGCCCGGTGAATTGATGTCCAGTAGAATGGACTTCACATCGTCTCGGGCAACCGCCTCTTGAATCACTTCGGCCACCTGATTCATGTCGGTCGCGCCGAAGAGCAACGAGGAAATTAGATCCGGGTCGCGCATCAACGGGCCGTGAATGCGGATAATGCCAACGCCATCCTCCACGGATAACAAGTGGTTCGAGGAAGACTCAGGCAGCGTCAGACGCGAATCGAAGAACGCAACGGTTTGAGCAGCCATGCTGTGCATGGCATCGGTGGTAATAAGCCAGGGCTGGCGGGAGAGAAGCGAATCAAGCGCGGTCACGCTCCGGCTGAAGTGTCAACGACGACGGGTGGTCCGCGATCGAGCAGTTTCTACCGCCAACTATACATAGTTACTAACATTGTTAATATGTAGATACATATCGTATCGCTATTTCATGTTAGTTCGCCTGCCAAAAACTCAAGCTCCACAGAGCTAGGGCACGCTGCCAAAGTCTGCCGCATGACCAACGTCATGCGGTCCTATTTTGATATGCTGTTCTGAGTTAGTCTAGTCTGGACGACATCCGGCAGCCCCCTAGCAAGTGCAGCATACGCGTGGCGGTTGAAATGACCAATCAGTGAACAATTTGGACGGATGTTTTGACGGAAGAAGGTTATTCGACCGGAAGACGGAAGTAGCTATGGACTGCTGATCGTAAAGTCGTCGGTTGAAGTTTCGTGCCGAAAGTGACTTCCAAAGAGGCGGTGATGGCCGGCCATTCCGTTGAGCCTAACGGGAAGGCGTGGAGAAAGTTTATGAGATCTGAGGCAATCGACGCAGGCAGCTCTGGACCGGGCGTTCCAGGGAGAGTTGCAGCAAGGCGGAACACGTCTGCGCGGTGTTTCTTGATATTTTGGGAATCAACAGTTTCACCAGCTGCTTTGGCTCTCGTCAAGTTTAGCCAAGCATGAGCTTTCAAGGGAATCAATGCAGCAGCATTTGCGACCCATAGGCCATCACGCTCATCGTGGTGAGTCTCGATGAGGCCGAAATAGGCATCATCCAGCAAGATAGCTGAGAGACTATGGCGTCCCAGACCTGCAGAAATGGGAATATATTTTTGCCCATCGCTAAGTTCGAATCCATTTGGCTTCCTGCTACTCAATTCCAACTTGGCAGGAAAATCGTCGCGGGTGGGGTTGGAAAAACGGTAGAGGATTGGAACACCTTCGCTGCGTTCACTAATTTCATACCCGCCTTCGGCAACAAAGGCTCGTATGGCGGCGATGAATGTCGGGGCCAGGTCATCCATCATGATCACCAAGTCGAGATCGTTGGTTGCGCGGAATGTTAGCCCATTCGTAGTGAACCACTCATCACATGCCGCGCCACCGATCAAGGTCATGAAGCCCTGAAATGGACGAAACCGTTCGCGGAACAAATCGAGTCCCTTTACCATTTGATCTCCTCCATAAGCAATTCGAGCTGCTGTTGGACGCGCTCATCAGCACTGCAGCGCAGGCTGAGATAGAGCGAGAGAGGATCGACAGATTCGTTGTCACCAAGGAGTTTAGGCTCGTAAGACCAGACCTCAATTCTGGCTGTCGCCTGCTCTTCATCGGGGCATTCGATCAAAGTGCCTTTGTCCAAGTAGGATTCGAGCATCCTTGGACTTACTGCGTAAGTGGGGAATCGATCGTTAGCAAGCATGGTACGCTTGCTGAGAGCGCTAATCCCAGCAAGCAACGCCGGATATCCTGGTGTTTCCCACTGAACCCAGCGCATTTTTTTGACGGGTGATGTCAGCCGATCCTGAGCGATATCCCATATGGCTCGGCTGGATGCTTGGAACTTCAACGTCATGGAGCGCCCAATGCGTTTTACCTCACAGATACCAGCTTCCTGCAATTCGTCCTTCACCTTGCTGAGCATCATCGCGGAGCACTTGAGCTTTGCAGCGAGGCTATTTAGCGGCAGGCCGTTTACACTCTCTCGCTGTAGATGATATAGCAAAGCGAGTTGGGCGGTCGGGCTAAGAGAACTGCGGCTCTTCCCGCCTAGTTTGGGAAAACGCTCCCGTAGGTCCACTAGCGCACAGGGAAGAAAAATCTGAGTGCCGGGCACGATGAATGGAATTCCCTTTTGGACCAGCCGGTTTCGAGTGTTAGAGAGCAGGTTCGAAAGGATGAAAACGATTGGACCTTTCAAAAGTGGTCGCATGATTTCGGCCTGTTTCTCATATTCTGAGGGGGAACTTGTATCCCAAGATTCATCCTCCAGCGCAAAGCACCATGAGCGCCCGAACAACTCCGCTGAGTAGAATGAGAAGTGGCTTCGAATGAAAAGCGGAAGGTGTGAAACCTCGAGCATCTGTAGATCCGGGATGACACCAGAGATCGATTCCAGATAGCTTTTTAGATGCTGGATAGTTGGAGACTGCACGACACTAAACTATTAATGGACAGTAAACACGTCAAGTTTATTGTCCATTATTGGTTTATTATCTTCGCTCAAACACTGATTCTATTACCATTTTCCAACTTCGCCTAGGACGCAATAAGGAAATCGGCAAACGGTCGCTGATGGTCTTGAGGCCCACCCCCCATCCGAGCGATTTGCTTTCCCATGAAGAAACATAATGTCACTACTTGCTAATATCTAGTAACGTATGGTATCCTCAACCCCATGAAGAGTCGAAGCATTAAAATGCTCACCCTCGCACGTTCGCAAATTCTGCGACCGCGTGAGATGGCGAGCTTCGGGGTATCCCGAAAGCGACTCTCAAGTCTTGTCGCCTCCGGTGATCTCGTCAAAACGGGTCGTGGACTCTACATCTCTCCGGACTTTGAACTCACAGAACACCACTCCCTAGCAGAAGTGGCAAAGCGTTTTCCTCAAGCCGTGATCTGTCTGCTCTCTGCACTCCAGTTCCACGAACTGAGTCTTGAGATGCCCCACGAAATCTGGATCGCACTGCCCAAAGGAGCGCGCATTCCGCGCCCCAAGGATCTGCAACTTCGTGTGATTCGAATCTCCGAACCAGCCTTCTCTGCTGACATCAAGACGCATCTTATCGAGGGCATCGAAGTCAAAATTTACACGCCTGCAAAGACCATTGCTGACTGTTTCAAATTTCGCAATCAGAACACCACAGCCGTGGCTTACGAAGCCCTGCAAAACGCTTGGAAGGAGCGCAAAGTCACTTCCTCGGAACTTGCGTGTAGCGCCAAAACCTGCCGCGTATACAATGTAATGCGCCCCTACCTAGAAACGCTTTCTTGAATAAGAGACCGAATAAGTCAGCGGCCCTTGGGCATGACCGCATCAAGTTGAAGTCGTAGATTGCTCACCTAGCGTTGGACTCACTGCAAGATTTGAACCGCCACTTGGCTTCCACAGCATGTCCAGGGGCACGCCGTATTTGATGGCGGTTTCGAGAATCATCTTGGCATCACGCGCACGACGCTCCAACTCTTCACCAAAGTCTGCGCCGAGTTCTTCATAGTGATCGCTGATGGTCTTGAGGCCCATCTCCACATCAGAGCGATTTTGCTGCGCTTCACGACCTGCATCGACACTGAGCTTGCGAGGACAAACGCAGCTAATTTTCCACCATCCCTGGACGGCAGGCAGTTCGCCACGATCAATGGCATCGCCGATCACGTAGAACCACACTGGCTTGATGAAGCGCTGGATGAGGATCATCTGCCGATATGAAAAACGACGATCTGCTTTGGCCACCACCAGACGCACGCCAGCACCGCCCACCTTGGAGGAATCCGCCGCGAATTCATAAGGCAACACGCCAAGCGCGGAGTCACGGCGCAGATGCTCCAAGAACCCGGTAAACGTCGGGCTGGGCCGTTTCGGCTCGAAGGAATCGAGTGATTCGTTGGGCTTGAGAGCGAGCAACTTCCCGCCCGTGATCTGCTGGAGTGACACAGGACTGCTGGATTCACTGGCAGTTGCCTGATCACCTTCGATGGCAAAATCGGAATCATCCTTCAGATCACCTGTCTCGGTTTTGAGCACACGGGTAACGTCACAGTTGTCCTTCACAGCGTGCTTTTCTAGAGCGAGCAGTTCCATCTCATCGAGGATATGATTGATGGAGTGCTGGATGGTGGGGGCGTTGCGAACCGACGTTGCTTGTTCCGGCTCAAACACATGCAACACGCTTTGAGCAGGCAGTTCACGCGCGCCTTTGTCTTCGATCACGCGATACGAAACCGGTGCTCCCCAGGCATCCAGAGTGATGCCGTGATAGCTTTTGGTGGCCGTGTTGCCATCACCGATGCGGTGGGACTCGATCAACTGAAGCGCAGCTAGTCCAAGTCGGTTGCGGGTGAGATGAACGAAATATTCACCGTCCACGTCCATACCGCGACACACCAACGACTGCACTTCCTCGAAGCTGAACCTGCCGGTGATTTCGCAGCGTGCTGACCAGCCACGGAAATAGGCCTCGGCTTTCCGGTTCCATTCTGGGTCGTCCGATTGTGCCTGCGGGCGAATACCATCTCCGGTGGAATAGATCGCCATGTTGCTAACCATCTCACGCACAAAACCTGAGTTCTTGGCTAGGTAACGCGAGCGCTTCACCAGCTCGCGGTGAATATGAGGCGTGAGATCCTGTCGCGCATCACGTGGTGAGGCACCGGGCACCTGACCTCGACGCTGGGAGTGATTAGCGGATTCATAGATTGAGCTGTCGGCTTTGGGCTTGAACCAGTCGTTCACCCATTGGAGAAGTGGATTCATGGGGCGATGCGGCGGATGTGGGAGGTGGTGATCCGGCGGCGACGTTCATAGGTGTTTGGAGCCAGAACGCGCAGTGCATGGGTGCATTCATCGAGCGTCTCCTTCACGGTCATCGGGAACTGCTTGGAAGCGTTGGAGCCGCTATCACCCCAGCTCATGAGAGTTTTGCCCTCCATGAGCATCTCTTTGGCTTTCGCCTGAATGCGGAGAACTTCTGCGACTGTGAAGCCGACGGTGAACAAACCTTGCGCCATGCTCGGGCGTGAGCTGTCAATTCGATTGACATTGTATCGTTATGCGATACGATTTCTCACAACACGTGATTGATTCATTCCTCTGCAAAGACACCGACCAGCTTTGGTTGACCGGACGCAACAAGCGCTTCGCGATGATTGCGTCGGTTGCCTTGCGAAAGCTGGCGATGCTTGATGCGGCGGATGGCATCGACGACTTGCGCGTTCCACCCGGCAACCGGCTGGAGGCATTGAAAGGAGATCGCTCAGGACAATACAGCATACGAATCAACGCTCAGTGGCGACTTTGCTTTAGATGGCAAGAAGGCACCGCGATGGATGTCGAAATCACCGATTATCACTGAAAAACATTATGAAAACGAAACACACCATCCCTCTTGGTCCCGCATCCGTTTTGCCCGGAGTGATCCTCTTGGAAGAATTCATGACGCCTCTTGGCCTGTCTCAAGCTAGCCTTGCCACCAAGATGCGGGTGGGGCGCATGCGTATCAACGAGATCATTCGAGGCCAGCGTGCGATCACGGCCGAAACCGCTATACTTCTTGGCGAGGCACTTGGAACCAGCGCCCGTTTTTGGATTAATTTGCAGACCAGCTACGATCTGGCGAGAGCAGCTATCAAAAGGAAAACACTGCCAAAGCAGAAGCTTGCTGCTTGAACGACTCAACGAGCTGCAGGCTCCTTCAAGTCACGTTTGATCTCATCCACAGTGAGCCGGATGTAGTTCACGTCCGTCTTCACCACATCCGTGCTTCGCTCCAGGAGTTGGATCTTCACGTCATGTGATTCA